AGATTCTTCTATGTTAGTAAGAATATTGCACTTGAGAATCCTTCCACTTCATTAAAGGTTATTTTAGATGCTTATGTGAATAATTCTAATGATTTAAGAGTATTCTATGCTTTGGATCAGAATACATTAGTCGATGAAGTCATATTTACTCCTTTCCCTGGATTTAGTAATTTAAATCAAGACAGAGAAGGAGTGATTATTAATAAAGCTAACAGTGATGGAAAGTCAGATAAGTCGTTTGCTAGGACTGATTCTTTTCAACCAGTTCCATCGCAAGGTATGTTTAGAGAAATGCAATTTACTATAGATAGATTGCCTTCATATAATTCATTTAGGATTAAGATTATTGGAACCAGTACCAATCAAGCTTATGTTCCCAAAGTGAGAAATCTTAGAGCCCTTGCATTAGCATAATGGCATTAATTAAAGTCAAGGATCATGATGGTTTTTATAAAGATACTTCTACGGGAGCTATCGTGAATACCAACACTTCTGATTATCAAAAGTATATTCACAATAGAAATAAACTTTTTGCAGATCAAGAAAGATTAGAATCACTTGAAGGTGATTTGGATGATGTGAAGGGTGATTTAAAAGATATTAAAATTATGCTTAAAACTTTTTTAGAGGCAAATGGCTAATAAAAACATCATTTTTGATCCTAACGCTGGGGTTTCCTACGGTGCCAATGTAACTATTAACACTGGAGCAACTTTTGAGGAAACTTTTAAAGTTAAGAATACAGATAAAACTAATTTTGATTTTACTAATTATAGTGGTTCTTCTCAGATGAGGAAGAGCATTGGATCCGGATCCACGACTATAGCAGCAGCTACTTTTACTGTTGGATTTACAAGTGCTGCGGCAGGAGAATTTAAGATTTCATTAGATGCTAGTGGTACTAATGGATTAGCAGGTGGTAGATATGATTATGATATTTTAGTTAAAGCAGGTGGCGCTACAGATACTATCCTCAATACTGGCGTAGCTGTGGGACATACTGTAGGGGTGGGAAGTGTTAATTTTATAGTTAATAAAGTAACAGATGTAGCAGTTGGTGATTCAATGTCAGTGGGGTCTGCATTGTCAGATATCTATGTTACAGGTATTGCAGTCACCACTAGTACTATTACTATAGGAACTGCTCATACACATTCTGCTGAGATTTTACCAGGTACTGCTGTTACATTTACAAGAGCTGGTACAGCAGCATCTACTTATAGGATTGCTTCTGGAAACGTATTAGTTCTATCAGGAGTTTCTTCTGCACCATAAATATATCAAAGGATACTTGTGTTAAATGGCGCAACCTACTACACGAACCGAATTTAAAGAATACGTGCTAAGGAAGTTAGGTGCTCCTGTGTTGGACATTAACCTTGCTTCAGAGCAGTGCGAAGATTTGATTGATGATGCTCTGCAATTCTTTTATGAAAGACATTTTGATGGGGTTCAACAGTGTTATTTGAAATATCAGATAACAGATGACGATATTTTGAGAGGAGAAGCAAGACCTCCTGGAGCTCCATCTGGCAAATCAGAAACAGGGATAACAACTACCACTGTTACGCAAAGTATGCCCACTAAGGGGAGTACAGATTTTAATTGGTACGAAAATAGTAATTATATACCTATTCCCAATGCAGTTATAGGAATTAATAAAATCTTTCAATATGATAACGCTCAATCAATGAACGTTAGCAACATGTTTAGTTTTAAATATCAATTATTTTTGAATGATATTTATTACTGGGGACAGACTGACTTATTATCATATTCTATGACAATGAGTTATTTGGAAACTATGAATTTCCTCTTAAATACTCATAAGCAAATTAGATTTAATCAGAGACAAGATAGATTGTACATGGATGTTGATTGGAGTGACATTAATGCTGGTGATTATGTTATCATTGATTGTTGGAGGACTGTAGATCCTGCTGATTTTCCAAGAGTGTGGAATGATTCGTTCTTAAAGCCTTATACTACTGCATTATTTAAGAAGCAATGGGGACAAAATCTTATTAAATTCCAAGGTGTAAAACTTCCTGGTGGTATTGAATTTAATGGAAGACAACTTTATGATGATGGTCAAAGAGAAATTGATGAAATTAAGCAAAGCATGCTCAGTACTTATGAACTTCCACCTTTAGATTTGATAGGTTAAGATTATGGTACTTAATCCATACTTCCTTAATGGTTCGAAAAGCGAACAAGGACTACTTCAGAATCTTATAGATGAACAATTGAAGATGTATGGCGTGGAATGCTATTATATGCCTCGTAAATATGTTTCCAAAGCTACTGTTATAAAAGAAGTTATTGAGTCAAAATTTGATGATGCATATCCATTAGAAGCATATGTTGATAATTATGAGGGATATGGTGGTCAAGGAACTATTCTTTCTAAATTTGGAATACAAGAGCAAGATGATCTTACCTTGATTATTTCAAGAGATAGATGGGAAACTTATATTCAACCTTTAATTAAGAATTTACCTAATGTTGAGTTATCAACTAGACCTAAAGAAGGAGATCTTATATATTTTCCTTTAGGCGATAGGTTATTTGAAATTAAGTATGTAGAGCATGAGCAACCTTTTTATCAATTAAGAAAGAATTATGTTTATCAATTGAGATGTGAACTCTATAGATATGAGGATGAAACTATTGATACTGGTATTGATACTATTGATGATGAGATAGAACAACTAGGTTATATTCAAACTCTTACTTTAATAGGAACAGCTACTACTGCAGCAGCATCAGTTTCTATAGCAAGCAGTGGTGCTATTAATAGAGTTACTATAACCAATATGGGTAATAGTTATACTATGCCACCTATTATTGGATTCTCTTCTGCTCCTGCAGGTGGAACCACCGCGGTGGGTGTTGCTTCTATAACTAATGATTTTGTTAATTGTGATGGATTGTTTGGAGGCAAAGTTGCTGCTATTTTACTTACTAATGCAGGTTCTGGATATACAGAAGCTCCTACTGTAACTATTCAAGGTGGAGGTGGTGTTGGAGCAGCAGCAACTGTGGGAATTGCTACAACTACTGGATCTATTCAAACTATTAGTATCGCAAGTACTCCTGGTGCTGGATATACTGCTAATCCAACTATTACCTTTGGTCAACCTGGAACAGCATTTAGTGGTCCTACTGCTCATTATGCATATGGTATCGCTCATGCTAATGTAGCAGGTATACTAACTACAGCATATATTATCAATCCTGGCACTGGATATAGTGCTGCTCAACCTCATGTTGGTATAGTAACAGTTCAAAATCCTGCTGGTGTAGGTGCCACTATGGGCAAAGGAACATTCCTCTTTAATGAAGTTGTTAAAGGAATTGATAGTGGAACTGAGGCACGTGTTAAGGAATGGGATGCTGATAATAATCAACTTGAAATTGGGATTGTTGCTGGAACATTTGGTAGTGGGGAAGTAATTATAGGACAATCTTCTGGAGCCACTTATACAATTAGGAAGGTTAATACTGATGATTTGGTAGATCCATTTGCAGATAATGATGTAATAGAATCAGCAGCAGATGATATTATAGATTTCACTCAGACCAATCCTTTTGGAATGCCTTAGTTAAAAAGTTGTTAAATAGTATTATATCCCCCCTAGAATAGGACGATGTTTGAGTATTTTTATAACGAGATTTTTAGATCTGTTATTATATCTTTTGGTTCTCTTTTCAATGGATTGGAGATCAAGCATACGAATAATGATAATACAGTAAGTGTTATCAAAGTTCCTCTTGCTTATGGGCCAACTCAAAAATTTCTTGCCAGACTAGAGCAGCAAGCAGATTTAAATAAACCCATTCAGATGACTCTTCCAAGAATGTCATTTGAATTCAATGGTTTACAATATGATCCTACTAGAAAATCTACTCAGACACAACAATTCTATGTAACTAATCCTAGTGATGGAACCCAAGTAAAGAAAGCATATCTTCCAGTTCCATATAATATGAATATTGAATTAAGTGTAATGACAAAGTTGAATGATGATGCATTACAAATTATAGAACAAATTCTTCCTTATTTTCAACCGGCATATCAAATTCCTATTAAATTTCTGACTGGTGATAATGCAAATGATAAAAAAGATGTAGCTGTTAATCTTGATTCAGTTACTATGGAAGATGATTATGAAGGTAATTTCGATACTAGAAGGGCACTTCTTTATACTTTAAGATTTACTGCTAAAACTTACCTATATGGTCCTGTTACTGATGTATCTAGTGACGTTGTTAGGAAGGTTCAAATTGGATATATTGCTGGTAACAGAGCAACTGGTGCATATGATAGGGATGTTACTTATAGTGTTGTTCCTAAGGCAACTAAGGATTATGATGGTGATGATAAGACATTCTTGTCTGAGAATGTTGATTTGACTGAAACTGTTATCACAGTAGATAATGCTGAAGCACTTACAGTTAATACTAATATCTACGTTGGTCAGGAGAACATTTATATTGATAAGATTTCTGGAAATGACTTAACAGTCAAGAGGGGTCAATTTAATACTACTGCTCAAGAGCATGTTTTAGGAGCAAAAGTATATGAGATCACTAGTGCGGATGCAGATCTTATTGAGGTTGGTGATGACTTTGGATTTGATGGAAGTGTATTTTAGGGAATGATCCATGCATGATGTAACTGATGTCATAGTTGAACAAACAGAATCTGTGGGTATACAAAAACCTGATAGATTAACTAAAGACGATATCGAAAAGGATTATGAATATACAAGGGGTAATTTATATTCTATAATAG